GGTCAACGACACCAACGTGACCACGGCCACTTTCCACGGTGTGACCAGCTCCCGCATTGAGTCGTTCGACATGGCGTTGAACAACGAGCTGCTGTACAAGGAAACCGCTTCCAATAAAGAGGTTCTGATCACCAACCGCGCCCCTGGTGGTACGGCTGTGATTGAGGCTCCTGCTGTTGGCACCACCGACTTCTTCGCCAAGGCTGTTGCTTCTGCCACTGGTTCCACCAGCCTCGTGTTGGGCGCCACCGCTGGCAACATCGTCACGCTGAACGCAGCGCAGACAGACATCACCGGTTGCAGCTACGCTGATACTAACGGCGTAATTGCGCTGTCCATGCCGTATTTGGCTCTGCCCACCACGGCTGGCAACAACGAAGCTTCGCTGGTGTTCACCTGATCTCTGTTCATGGCTTTCGTCCTCAAGAAGACTGCCTCCTACAAGTGGGAAGTCAAAGTTGAGATTCCTGTTGATGGGAATCGTTTTGAATCTCAAACGTTCGAGGCGGTTTTCAAGAAAATCAGTCGCTCGGCCTTCAATGCTCTTGTTGATAAGGGCGATGATGCCCTGCTTGATGGGATCCTTGAAGGCTGGGATGGCATTAATGATGAGGCTGGCAAACCAGTTGCTTTTACTGAAAAGAACAAAAAGGAACTGTGTGACGATCCTTACGTCATGAAGGCTTTGATTCAGGCGTATGCCGATAGCGTCACTGGGGCGCCCGCAAAAAACTAAAAGACGCCGCTGAGTACTGGGCGAAAGGCGGCGTTGTAGACGAACGTGAGGCCGACCTGAAGGCTCTTGGCGCAAGCGAGGAGCAGATCGCCGCTGCACGTCTGCAAGCTGCTCAACAGGATTGTGAGATCTGGGAGGAGAACTGGGAGGTTGTGTTGATGTTCATCCGCATGTCGACGCAATGGCACACGAGCATGGCTGGATTGACGGGACTGATCTACCCGAGTTTGGAATGGCTCTGTAAGCTGTATTCAGTCAAGGATCCTGTTGCCATCTTCGAAGGCGTGCAGGTGATGGAAATGGCTGCCCTGGCCGTTCTGAACGCAAAACGATGAGCCAAGTCACTGAGCTGCTACTAAGAATCAGGCAACAGGGTGATCAGCAGCTTGTAAAACTGCAAAACACCTTCAAGTCGCTTGGCCAGCAAACTGCCGCAACAAACGTCAATTTTCGAGAACTTGCTCAAGAATTAAAAAAAGTACAAGCCGGTTCTGCTCAAAGTATTAATAACCTGAAAGGTTATGCAAGTGCGTGGCGTGAAATTGCAAATAGCGTTGATATTACTTCCGATGAATTCAGGATTGCCAGGCAAGAAGCCAATGCTCTTGACTCTCAATTAAAGGCATTTCAAGGCGTACAGACAACAGTTGCTACAAACTTTAGAAATATTGCAACATCCGCAAATCAGGCTGCAGCAGCCATGCGGACGACTACCGGATTAATCCGTGATCCGTTAACTGGCGCATATAGAGGTATTGCAGGTGTAACCGAATTTGATCAACCAATTGGTCCTGCACTGCCACCAGACGTAGCAGGTCGAACTGCGCGGCAACGACGAACCGCGCAGCAGCAAGCTGATCGTGATGCTCGTCGTCGTGCAATTATGCAGCAACGAGCTGAATATGCCGGCGAAATTATCGGCGCTCGTGACCCGAGAACAGGTGCATTAATTGCAGGTGGAGTAGGTTCTTTTGCGCCTGTCGGCACACAATCTGCACAACCATTTGGTCCGGCGCTACCACCAGCACGTCGAGGCGCATTCCTTCCTCGCGCTGCACGCACAGGTGGCGCTATCGCCGCAGCAGGCATTTTCGGTGGAATTGAAGGTACGGTTGGTGCCGGCATTGGTGCAATTTATGGCGGTCCACTTGGCGCCGCTACAGGTGGTGCAATTGGAGCGCAGATTGGCGCTATTCGTCAGGCCATTGGCGGTACCGGTCAATACACAGCCGAATTGCAAAAACTGAGAATTGCCCTTGCAGGTGTCAGTAAAAATCAAACAGATTACGATCGAAGTCTTCGCAATATCAATCAACTAAGTAAGCAATTTTTGCTTCCGTTAAAAGATACAACTCAGCAATACACAAAGCTTCAGGCAAGTGTTGCTGGTGCCGGAATGGGTACGGCCGAAACGGAAAAGGTTTTTAAGGGCATTTCTGCTGCAATTATTGCTACTGGCGGGAATACCGAAGATCTGAATTCAGCACTTCGTGCAACGTCTCAAGTATTTAGCAAGGGCAAGGTTTCTGCGGAAGAACTACGCCAGCAAATTGGCGAAAGACTTCCTGGTGCATTCACAATTTTTGCTGATTCAATTGGAAAAACTCCACAGCAGTTAGATAAGGCTTTGGAGAACGGAGAAGTCAGTCTTGAGCAATTTGTCAGATTCGCAGAAGAACTATTTAAGCGATATGGCAAAACAGCGGAAATTATTGCCGATGCACCGCAAAATGCTGGCGCTCGGTTAAAAATGGCACTTGATAATTTGACGGTTGAATTGGGAAGATTTGCCGGACCAATTGGCGCAACTTTCCAGGCAATTGCAACCAGTATTGTCAATGGCTTGGCTCCTGCTTTTTCAGCCTTTGCCGATTTGTTAGATTTGCCAAAAACTGCAGCAAAAGAAAGATTGCCACAAATTGAAAGGCAAATAAAAGGATATGAGGAAACGGTGCAAACCTATAGAGCTGGAGAAGCAATGCCCGGCGGTCGCTTGGCTTTTACTATTCCGCGTCAAATTGCAGAAATTCAACTTAAGCAATTACGGGGAGAAAGGGAGATTATCAAGCAAACACTTGCTGCAACTGGCAAAGGTTTGGGTACAACGGTTAGAACTGGTGACACAGAAACAGCAGATCAAAAGAAAATCAAAAAAGGAAAAGAAGCCGTTGAAATTTCCAAACAAGAAGCGCAACTTCGCGTTCGAATAAGTCTTGCAAGAAAAGAGGAAAACAAATTACAAGTTGATTTTTTAACATATCAACTGGAACTAGTAAAAATTGCAGAAGATTTAAAAAACAAGCAAATTGGCACATTAAACGCCGAAACTCAGCGCATCGAGACTCGCAATAAATTGTCTGAATCCATTGACCAAGAACGTCGGAGCATGGTTGACGCCTTAATGGAGGTAACAAAAACAAAAGAACAGGAAAAACGCCTTTTGCAAGATATTGAAGTTCAATATGGGTTGATTACACAAAAGGAAGCAGAAGAGCTTAATTTTGCTCGTCAAATAAAAGAATTGCTTGAAATGCGAAAGACTTCACTATTGAAAAATGAGATTGATGCTTTGATTGCAAAGCTTCAGGCAGCTCGTGAACTTGCTAAAACATTTGGTGGACAGGTTTCGAAATCTTTTGCAGACGTTATTAAATCTTCCGGCGATCTTGCTCAGAATCTTGGCTCAACGCTTGGCAATGCTTTCCTTGGGCTTGGTGATCAGTTGACGCAATTTGTTACAACCGGAAAGATGCAATTTGGTGATTTTGCAAGGTCAGTACTTGCCGACTTGTCGCAAATTTTCATTCGCTTTGCGATGTTCCAAACCTTAAAAGCCCTTGTTCCGGGAAATAGTGCCTTTGGGAAATTTTTGGGTTTTGCAAACGGCGGCATCATGACCCAACAAGGTCCGCTTCAGTTGCGCCGTTATGCGGCTGGAGGAATTGCTACTAGCCCACAGATGGCCATTTATGGCGAAGGAAGTCGCCCCGAAGCCTACGTGCCTCTGCCCGACGGTCGTACTATCCCGGTCACCATGAAGGGTGGCGGGGTCGGTAATGTTGTGGTGAATGTCGATGCCAATGGCAGCAATGTTGAAGGCAACGGTCAACAGGCCAATGCACTTGGCAAGGCAATCGGCATCGCCGTTCAGCAAGAGCTGATCAAGCAGAAACGTCCTGGAGGCTTGCTCGCGTAATGGCCACTTTCAACGACGCCACTGTTGGCACCAGTACAGGCGGCACCACGCCTGATTTCGGTGCGTCACGTAAAAGCCAACCTGTTGTTCGCAAGGTGCAGTTTGGTGATGGCTATGAGCAACGTCTGACCTATGGGTTAAATCAAAACCCACGTGTTTGGGATTTGACTTGGACAGCCAAAGACAGCACAGATGCCGATGCCATTGAGGCGTTCTTTGATGCCCGCGCTGCTGACAATGCCAGTT